TCCCGACCCTGTGGATGCCACTGGCCATGGAATCCATGCCCGGCAAACTCGAGTATCTCAGTGAGGATTACGCTGCCGCAGTCAGGATGACCCTGGCCGGAGTGAAGCACCTCTCGATGAAGCCCCGTAAGCAACTCAACCACTGGGGAGAGTTCCCCTTTAGCTTTGCGCCTTATGCCGGGTAAGAAGGACAAGAAGCCGAGCATCGAGGACGTCGCCAAGGCAGCCGGAGTCAATTACCTGTACACCCAGCGCGTGTTGGCAGGTAACACCGAGATCCCCCAGGCAACGCAAGAGAAGGTCTTCAACGCGGTCAAAGAGCTCGGGTACGTCAAAAGCCACCACCCCAATCAACACTTCAACAACAAGCTGACCCAAGAGAAAGCGGACGCTGTCGTCGCTGGTATCCTTGAGAACAAGTCGCTTGAGAAGATAGCGGAAGATACCGGACTAAGCCCTACGACTGCGTTTAAGCTGATCCGAGGCGTTAAGGTCCCAGTCGATTACCCTGAAAACGAGGAGGACTGGCGCAAGGATGTGACGGGTTTTCTGGAGGTTGCGATCTGGAAGGGCACCAAGCGACTGGCCGAATCCTCTATTAACTTGATCGATGATCGTGGACTTCCCGTAGCGGTCGCCGTGCTGACCGACAAACTCGCTGTAATTAAGGGGCAACCCACCTCAATTCACCTCGCCATGACGGCCTCTGTGAGCCATCGCGACCTGATGAAGGACCTGAAAGAACGCGACGTGACGCCCGTGAACGACGAGCAGACGCCCGACCTGGTTTAGGTAGTGGTCCAAAATGTCCTACCCCTACCGCGGCAGCACCACCAAAAACCACGCATTTAGGCCTGTTTTGGGCACTCATGCCTACAATAGCAGTTATATTCACTTCGACGCTCAAACACGCAGCAAACCCCTGCAAACATTGATCGAAACGCACTTTAGCACCCCTCGGCAGACCCAATGTCCTACCCCGTTACACAGCCCCTATGTGCTGCTCATGTGCAAACGCCAGGCCCCCGGGGGAGGGGGTCGGGCAATCCGCGGCGACGCTAAAAGTCGACGGGTTCTCTAAAACGAAAAATATTAACAAACACCCACCCACACAGCCTTCAGTCATCCTCAGTCATCCTCTGTCCTCTTCTGTAAAGTGAGTGGAATCCCCCCCTATGTCACACCCCCTCTGCCTCACCTGCTCCAAGCCCTTCGAGATCATCAAGCAGCGCGAAGGCCCCAAGCAGAAGCGCTTCTGCACCGAGGCCTGCAACACCGCCTGGTGGAACGAGCAGCCGTTGCACCCCGTCATCCCCCGGGTAGACGCCTCGCACCCCCGGGCACTCGAGCTGAAGCAGAAGCGCACCCAGCTCGTGCTGCTCGAGAAGGCCGACCCCTACACCTACGGTTTCATCCCTGACCACTGGGAGATCGCCAACACCGAGTACGCAGCCACCCAGGAGCTGCTGATCTCCGGCGGCAACCGCGCCGGTAAAACCCTCTGGGCCGCACGCCGCGTGGTGCAAACCCTCCTCGAGAAGGAAAACGCCAGCGTCCTCTGCTGCCACACAAGCCACGCCACCTCAGTCACCGTGCAGCAGCCCGCAATCTACAACTACCTGCCCGTCGCCCTCCGGGCCACCAAGAAGGGCCGTATTCACTACCTGAACTACAGCCGCAAGAATGGCTTCACCGACGGCTCATTCATCCTGCCCAACGGATCACGCTGTGACTTCCTGAACTACACGCAGAGCGAGAACACCATCGAAGGCCGCGAGGCCGACCTGATCTGGTGCGACGAGCTGGTCCCGCAGTCCTGGGTGGACACACTCCGCTACCGCCTGATCACCCGCCGCGGCAAGCTCCTGGTCACCCAGACACCCCTCGAGGGCGTGGCCAGCGTCTACAAGGAGTTCACCGCCGGCTCCTCAATCTCCGCTTTCCACGACGCCGAGCTCATCAAAGGCAAGCAAGCGCTCCCCACCTGGCCCCTCGGCAAGGCCGCCCGCACCATGGTGCAGCCCCAGACCAACCGGCGCACCGTGTTCTTCTTCTCGGAAGACAACCCGTACAACCCCTTCGACGAGATGAAGAGCAAGCTGGTCACCTCGCCCATGGGCCAGATCCTGACCCGGGCCTACGGCTGGGCCTCGGACAACATCGGCAAGGCCTTCGCCCGTTTCCGCCCGGATATCCACTGCATCCCGGCCTCCAAGGTGCCCCCCGGCGGCACCCTGTACATGGTCTGCGACCCCGCTGGCGCCCGGAATTGGTTCTGTTTGTGGTTGTTGGTCTACGAGGACGGCAAGCGGGTTGTGGTGCGGGAGTTCCCGGACTTCAGCAACTACGGCGAGTGGGCCCTGCCCTCCGAGAAGCCCGACGGCAAGCTCGGGCCTGCCCAGACCTTGGATGCCGGGCGGTCGATATCCGAGTACCGTAACCTATTCAGGACCATTGAGGCCGAGCTCGGCTACGGCGAGCCCGTCATGCGCCTGATCGACCCCAAGGCCGGAGGTTCTCCAGCGCTCTCCGAGGCCGGCGGCACGACCCTCATCGACCTCCTAGCCGAATCCGACGACCCCACCGACGATGGCATGGCCTTCATTCCCGCACCCGGCGTGCCCGTCGACCAGCGCACATCCGCCATCAATAGCCTCCTCTCCTACGACGCCACCCAGCCCCTCACCGCGCTTAACGAACCCTCCCTCTACATCACCGACACCTGCACCAACCTTGCCTACGCACTCTCCGAGCACACCGGCCGCGACGGGCAGAAGGGCTGCACCAAAGATCCCATCGACTGCCTGGGGATGCTTTTGGTCTCAAGTCTTGCGTTCGTAGGCCGCGGGGGCTTTGATTGTCGCGGCGGCGGCGGATACTAAACCATTTGACTATGCAAGGAGATTCCTACAAGCAAGCAACCGACGTGATGGCACGGGTCGGCGACGAGCCCAATGTACCGGCATTGACCGAGGAGCTGCGGCGCTCGGCCACCGACTACGGCGTCTTCGCCCGGGTCGAGAATGCCGAGAACGTGCGCTACTGCCGCTGGCCTGGGCAGACCGACGACGGCAAGAAGAACAACGATGCCAACCGCAACAAGCCGGCCTTCCCCTGGGACGGTGCCTCCGACACGCGCATCCCGCTGGCCGACGAGGTGATCAACGGCCTCGTCGACCTCTGTTCCACCTCTTTCTGGCGCTCGATGCTCCGCGTGTCGCCCACCAACATCAGCCAGCTCGACCAGGCGGTCACCGCGCACAACCTGATGGACTGGACGGTCAACTCCCGGATGTACAACGACCTCACCCGCGAGGTCGAATTGCTCTCGCAGTACCTCTGGACCTACGGCTGGGCCGGCGTCCACGTCACCTGGCAGCAGGAGATGGGGCAGAAGGAGCAGTACCTGACCATGGACCAGATCATGGCCTTGGCAGCCCAGTCGCCCGAGGGCTCCATCCTGGCCGACCTGCCCAATCTCATCGCCAACCCCGAGGCCGACGACCAATCCGCGGAGCTCCTGCTCGCCGCCTTCCCAAACCTGCGCAAGCGCCGGGCGCTCAAGGCCATCCGCGACCTGCGCACCGAGGGCGAGTGCGACTTCCCCGTCCCCACCATGGTCAGCAATAAGCCCATGGTCGCTGCCCTGGCACCCTACGACGAGCTGGTCTTCCCGCCCGAGACCACCGATATCCAGTCCGCCCGGGTTGTCTTCCGCCGCTACTACATGACCGAGGCCCAACTCCTGAACAAGGTCGAGACCGAGGACTGGGACGCCGAGTGGGCGCAGGAAGCCATCAACACGATGGGCCGTTTCTCGGACTACTCCGCCTACACCTACGCAGCCGTCGGCCTTGCTGAAAACTCCATCCTCGACCGCGAAAACCTGATCGAAGTTGTCTACGCCTACCAAAAGTCTATCGACTCCGACGGTATCCCGGGCGTGTTCTACACCGTCTTCAGCCCCCAGGTCGGCGACAAGTGGGGCTACTTCGACCTACTGGACTACACGCACGGCCAGTATCCATTCGTTATCTGGCGCTCCGAGCTCATCCACCGCCAGATCACCGAGAGCCGCGGCGTGCCTGAGGTCTGTTCCACCTGGCAGCACGAGGTCAAGGCCCAGCGCGACTCCATCTTCGACTACACGTCCCTCGCCACGCTCCCGCCCATCGAGGTCCCCAAAACCCGCGGCGGCAACCTGAAGATCGGTCCCGCCATCCAGATCCCGGTGCTGCGCCGCGGCGAGATCGGCTTCCTGGCACCGCCCGCCCGCGAGCCCGGTGTTGCCTTCCAACTGATCGCGGCCATCGAGGCCCAGACTGACCGCTACTTCGGCCGACCGACCGAGAAGGTCCCGCCGGTAATCACCCAGATGCGCCAGCAGCGTCTGATCAACAACTGGCTGCACGGCTGGACCGAGGCCTTCCGCCAGGTCCTATCCCTCACGCTCCAGTACGTCGGCCCCGCCGAGATTCAGCGCATCACAGCCTCTGCCACCCCGCTGCCTCCCGACATTCAGGACTTCGACGTGATGCTCAAATTCGACATCCGCGAGCTGTCCACCGACCTCGTGACCGAGAAGCTCAAGGCCATCAGCACCCTCGTCCTGCCCCTCGACACCGCCGGCGTCATCGACCGCGCCAAGCTCATCAGTGTCGCCCTCCGGGCCATCGACCCCAACCTCGCCAGCGAGCTGGTCATGCAGCAGGGACCGGCCGCGCAGAAGATGTTCAACGAGACCAACGACGAGATCGCGCTCATGTCGCTCGGTAATCCTCCCCAACTCCGGGAGAACGACCCCGCCGCGCCCATGCGCCTGCAATTCAGCCAACAGGTCCTGCAATCCAACCCGAAATATCAGGCCCAGCTCCAGCAGGACCCGCTCTTTCAGGCCAACCTGCAGAAGTACATTGAGAACCTGCAGTTCAGCGTCCAACAGCAGCAGAACGCCATCACCGGCCGCCTTGGAGTCCAATGAAACTGACCGACGAACAACTCTCGGAGGCCCTCTCCGTGTCCGAGGAGCACCCGGTGCTCAAGGCCATGGGCCAACTCATCGACGACACGCTGCGGGACGAGGTGCTCAACGCCCTCCTCCCATCACTTTCCGCGGAGGACCGTGCCTACAACTCAGGCCGGGCAGCCGCGATCAAGGATCTCATCGCACAAATCAGTGCGTTAAGAAATGGGAGGGGATTGACTTCCGGTCAATTCTAGGCTCTCACTCAAACAACGGCTTCTTGGTTGGCCTTAAACAACCCTGGCGCAGCATACCCGGCTTGCAGGGTCTAAAAGCATGGACATCCCGACGAATACACAGGAAGCGAAACCTGCCCAAAACACGGCACAGCCCCCAATCAACCCGATGCAGTTCGACGAATCGGCGTTGGCTAAGCTACTGAAGACACGATTCAGCGGGGAGGAAGAGAAGGCATCAGCCGTCGAGCGACAAGTGCCGGAGCCGGAAGCCACTTCCGTGGACGATCAGGCCGAGGATGCGGAGCCGACCGCAGAACAAACGGACGCCCAGGCCGAGTCGCCTGAGCAGGAGGTTCTTTCCGAGACCGAAGAGAACAGCGACGAGGAATCGCTGGGTTACCGCAAACGCATCGACAAGCTCACGCGCCAGAAGAAAGAGGCGCTGGAGAAGGCCGAGGCGCTCGAGCGGGAGCTCAACGACGCCAAGACCAAGCTGGAGCAGACCAACGACAGGCCGACCGCGGTGCAGT